CAACGCGGCGAGCGCCTGATCACGGCCGTCGACGCGCGCGTCACGGGTGAAGGCGGCAACATCATCGTCGTCGACGACCCGAACGCCGCCAACGAGGCGATGTCGGAGGCGCTGATCGAGACGACGAACGAATGGTGGGACGGCACGATGTCGACGCGCCTCAACGACGCGCGCACCGGCGCCTACGTCGTCATCCAGCAGCGACTAGGCGAGGAGGATCTCACGGGCCACATCCTCGACACCGACGAGGGCTGGACGCATCTCATGCTGCCCATGGAGTTCGAGCCCGAGCGCGCCTTCACGACGAGCATCGGCTGGGACGACCCGCGCACCGAGGAGGGCGAGCTGCTGTGGCCCGAACGCTTCGCCGAGGAGCAGGTCGAGGTCCTGAAGAAGCGGCTGGGCCCGTGGAAGGCTGCCGGCCAGTTGCAGCAGCGCCCCGAGCCGAAGGGCGGCGGCATCATCAAGCGCGACTGGTGGCAGCTGCACGACGCGCCGCACTTCCCGCAGTTCGATTACGTTCTGGCCTCGCTCGACACGGCATTCACGACCAAGCAGGAGAACGACTTCAGCGCGCTGACCGTGTGGGGCATCTTCACGAGCGACACCGTCGCGCAGCCCTCGAAGCAGGTCATCCGCGGCGAGCGCCTCGTCAACGTCGACCCGCGCGAGTACGGCAATCAGGCGCCCAAGGTCATGCTGATGAACGCGTGGCAGGAGCGGCTTGAGCTGCACGACCTCGTCATGCGCGTCCAGAAGTCGTGCAAGGAGATGAAGGTCGACCGGCTTCTGATTGAAGATCGCGCGGCGGGACATAGCGTGGCGCAAGAGTTGCGCCGCCTCTTTGGCCACGAGGACTTCGCCGTGCAGCTTGTTAATCCCGGCGCAATCGATAAAGTTTCACGTGTTTACGCAATTCAGCACATTTTTGCCGAGGGTATGGTCTTTGCGCCTAACCGGCAGTGGGCAGAGATGACGATCACGCAATGCGCTGCATTCCCCCGCGTAAAATTCGACGATATCGTCGACACAACCGCGCAGGCTCTGACCTATATGCGTCGCGCGGGGCTGCTAACTAGGAGCGCAGAACACATCGCTGACGTTGGAGAAAGCCTCAAGCACCGCGGCGCGCCGCCCGCAAATTTGTACGGGATTTAGATATGCGACCAACTTCGGCGTACTTTAATCGCGCTCACCGTCGCTCTTTTGATGCCGTATGTTTCGGCGATTTCTCGTTGGAGGCGTGTGTCGGCGCGAATAGCGCGGACTTGATCGTCGGTCAGCCGCGCGAGATTGCTGGCTTCGCCATACACTCCCCGATGGCGTTCTCTCATGTGCCGCATGTTCTCTTCATGGGTGCCGCGTACGAGGTGCAAAGGGTTACAGCACGCAGGCGTGTCGCATAAGTGCAGAGTGAACTCACCTTTACGCAAAGGACCGACGTAACGCTGGTAGGCGACGCGATGCGCTTTGTGGCTGCGTTTGTCGATGGTGCAGCGACCGTAGCCGTAGGAGTTCTTGGTTGCCGTCCACAGCCAGCAGCCGCAGGCACCGCGAGACTTGTCAAGCTTTGCGTCAAAACGCAGTATCTGTTCAGGCGTCAACATGTTTCCACCATGGTGATTGCTAGGTCGTCGGGGCGCGTCAACGCTCCGGCGGCCGCACCATACCACGCAGCAAATCACAGTCGAACCCAGTTCGACTGTTGACAGTCTGTCAGTAGTATGAGCCGCACACAGTGTGGTATTCTCATTCTCCGCGAGGTTTTTGCATGGCGCTAGTGCCCGGTCTGAGCCCTTCCATTCGGCTAGTAAAACCTGAACCCGACGCGATGCCGCCGGGTGAGGATATCGTCGTGGAGGACGCGCCCGAGGGCGCCGACGTCGAGCACCTCGACGACAAGGGCAACGTCATCCAGATCGAGCACGACGACGGCTCCATCACGATCAGCCTCGACGGCAAGCCGGTCGAGGAGAGCGCCGACGAAGACAACGCCGAGTGGTTCGGCAACATCGTCGACAAGATCGACGAGGGCGAGCTGTCACGCATCGCCGACGAGCTGATCCGTGGCATCGGCGACGACAACGACAGCCGCAAGGACTGGATCGAGGACCGCGCGCAAGGCATCAAGCTGCTGGGCCTGAAGATCGAAGTGCCGGGCATCGGCGGCTCCGCCGAGGGCGCGCCTGTTGAGGGCATGAACCGCGTCCGACACCCGCTGCTGCTCGAAGCCGTGCTGCGCTTTCAGGCGAACGCGCGCTCCGAAATGCTGCCGACCGACGGCCCGGTCAAGATCAGGATCGACGACAACAACGGCACGCACCAGACCAACCAGATGGCTGATGCGCTGGAGAAGGATCTCAACCACTACCTGACGGCTATCGCGACCGAGTACTACCCCGACACCGACCGCATGCTGCTGATGCTCGGCTTCGGCGGCCTCTCGTTCAAGAAGGTGTATTTCTGCCCGCTGCGCAACCGGCCAGTCAGCGAGTCGATTGACGCCGAGGACCTGATCGTCAACGCGGCCGCGACCGACATACGCAGCGCCAAGCGCGCGACGCATCGCGTCATGATGCGGCCCTCGACGGTGAAGCGCCTGCAAATCCTCGGCGTCTATCGCGATGTGCAGCTCTCGACGCCGCTGCCGCAGGATCTCGACAGCGCGCAGCGCGAGAAGAAGGCGCAGCAGGGCGTCGAGCCTGAGGCGCTGAACCCGGAGGACCGCGACCGCGAGATCTTCGAGTGCTACTGCGAGCTGAACATCAAGGGCTTCGAGCACAAATGGAAGGGCAAGGAGAGCGGCCTCGAAATCCCGTGGCGCGTGACCATCGACGTCAGCTCGAAGCAAATCCTGTCGGTCGTCCGCAACTACGACGAGGACACCGCGGAGCTGCCCGAGGCGCGGCCCGTGTTCGTCCCGTACATGTTCGTGCCGGGCTTCGGCTTCTACCCCATCGGCCTCCTGCACATCCTCGGCAACACGACCAACGCGATCACCGCGGCGTGGCGCGAGCTGCTCGACGCGGGCATGTTCGCCAACTTCCCGGGCTTCCTGTTCAGCGACGCCGGCGGCCGCCAGAACACCAACATCTTCCGCGTCCCGCCGGGCGGCGGCGCCCTCGTGAAGACGGGCGGCATGCCGCTCAATCAGGCGATCATGCCGCTCCCTTACAAGGAGCCGAGCGGCGCACTGATGACGCTCGTCGACAACATCGCCACGACCGGATCCCGGCTGGGCGGGACGAGCGAGCAGCAGGTCGGAGAGGGCCGCGCCGACGCGCCCGTGGGCACGACGCTGGCGCTGATCGAGCAAGCGCAGAAGATCCTGAACAGCGTCCACAAGCGCATGCACGCGGCGCAGGCCGAGGAGTTCCAGCTCCTCGTCAAGTGCTTCAAGGAGAACCCGAAGAGCTTCTGGCAGCGCAACCGCAAGCCGGCCTTCGCGTGGGACGAGAAGACCTTCCGCGACGCGCTTGACATGTACTCGCAGTCGCTGGTGCCGCAGGCGGACCCGAACACGGCGAGCCACACGCAGCGCATCATCAAGGTGATGGCCTTGAAGCAGCTGCAGGGCATGAGCCCGCAGCTGTACGATGCCAAGGCCGTCGACACCGCGGCCCTGCAGGCGCTGGGCTGGAACAACCCGGAGCAGTTCTTCGTGCCGCCGGCGGCCATGAACCAGCCCCCGCCCGAAGTCCTGAAGGGCATCGAGGAGATCAAGCTCAAGCACAGCGACCAGCAGATCAAGCGCGAAGCGATGCAGATGAAGGGGCAGGCCGACGCCGCGAAGCTGCAGCTCGATCAGGCCAAGCTGCAGCAGGACGGCCAGCTCGGGCAGGCCAAGCTGCAGATCGAGGCCAGCAAGCCCGCGACGGGGCTGGCGCCGCCCGAGGACAAGAGCCAAGAGCTGGCCCTGAAGGCGGCCGAGGTCGCCTCCAGCGCCAAGGACGTGCAGTTCAAGCAGGAGCGGGCGCTCAAGGAAGACGAGAACCGCGACCTTGAGCGGCAGGCGCAGCTGCAGGAGGCCAACCTGCGGCTCGTGGGCGACCTGATGAAGACGAAGGCCTCGCAGTCGCACGCGACGACCGAGCGCGAGGCGCAGCATGCGCACGAGAAGGAGATCGCGCGCATGAAGCCGAAGGCGAAGTCGGATGGCTGATCCGAAGGCCGCCCGCCGCGCGCTGATGATTGCGGGTAAGAAGGCCCGCAACGAGCTGTTGAAAAACACACCCGGCTACAACCCGAAGCGTGATACGTTCCTGCGCTTCGGCGATGTGCCAGAGGGCGAGCGCAGCAAGAACTGGATCACGGGCGGCCGGGAAAAAGGCGTCTCGGTCTATGCGCTTGACCCCAAGGGGGCAGCAGTACGCCCCGGAGGCGACACAGGCGAAGCATCTATCCGCGTGAGCGAGAGCCTCGGCAAAGGCGAGACGGTCATGGGCGAGAAGAAACCGCCGCTGCCGCGTAAACTCGTGCAAGGGCGTAAAGTCGGCGCGGGCCAAGATGAAGAGCCCCTGATCCGTGATATCACCACGTTACCCTTGGAATGGCACCAACCCCAGCGTGGCGCGAGGCCCAACTACGGCCCGCGTTTCGATCTTGAGCATGATCCACCGCCGCGTTTAGAGCGTTACGATGCTAAATTCGCTAACGGCGGCGCCGCCAAACGCGCCCTCATGATCGCGCGCGACCAGCGCGCCCTGCTGCGTCGCATCGCCAACATCTACCCGGGCCCCGGCGGGGGCATGGACCCGTCACCCGGCGGCGGCGGATACAGCGGCCCCGGTGGCGGCAAGTACATCGGCCCCTCGCGCTATGCTGACGGCGGCAAGGTCCCTTCCGAACCCGGCAAGGCACCGATCCCCAAGGGGCGCGCGCGCCGGTTCCACTACACCGACGCCAAGAACGTCCCCCACATCCTCAAGGAAGGCATTCAGCTCTCCAAGTCGACGGGGCGCCGCGTTGGTGACCCGGTTGCGGTGTGGTCTACGCCAGACAACCCTTACGAGTACAGCGTACCTAACGGCAAGGCGCTGGTTGAATTTCACGACGATCCTGCGACGTACAAGGGAAACCCTTACGCGAGCCCTCATTCGGTGCCGCCTGAGAATATCATGGCGGTGCATATGCCGTGGCACAGCCATTATCGCTACGCCCTTGAGGAAGGGTTGACCCCTGAAGACCTGCGGGGTGTTCAAGGTGAAGAGTACCGGCAGGCGGCAGATGCTCTGGAACGCACCAAGCGCGCCACCGGCGGCCGTACAGGCCACAACGGCGGGCCGGCGCTCGATGAAGTGCCTCCCTTCAAGCTCCACAGCGGCGCGGCCAAGATCATCGGCGCCAAGGGTCAGAAGAAGGCGACGCCGCAGCAGTATGCGGCAATGCCGGGCATCAAGCCCGACGAACTGAAGCACTCCAAGTTCGACACGCTGGGCTCGAAGGCCCTTCCCCGAGAGGAGGTGATCAAGCACCTTGAGGACAATGCCGTCCCGCTGCAGGAGACGGTCTACACTGGGGACGACGAGCAATCGGCGCTGCGTCGATACGGCGAAGAGAAGACCGCGCTACCCGGCGGCGAGAACTACCGCGAGGTGCTGCTGCACGCGCCTTCAAAAGACCATCCCGCGGTAGACGCCGCGCGCGCACGCCACAAGCAAGCACTTGCCGCGTTCGATGCTTCACTACTTGATCAACTCGGCGGCAATTCGCAAACGTCTCGTGCAGACCACGATCTACGCGAGCGGGAAGCTATGCAGGCTGGCGAAGAGTTGACGCAACTCAAAGCCAGACACGGCACGCAAAACTACAAATCCGGCCACTGGGACAAGCCTAACGTCCTCGCGCACGTCCGCATGTCCGACCGTAAAGGCCCGAACGGCGAGAAGATCCTCCACCTTGAGGAAGCCCAGAGCGACTGGGGCCAGCAGGGCCGCGATCAGGGGTTCAAGCAATCTCCTGAAGAGTTAGAGCGGTTGCTGGCTGAGCGCGCGAAATTACGCAACGAGGTCGACCCCGCGTCTCGCACGCCTGAACAGCACGCGCGTATTCGGGTTTTGGACGACGCCATCACTAAGGCTGATGGGCCGCCTCCCGGCCCCTACGTCGACAACACCCAGAAGTGGACCGACCTCGCGCTGAAGCGCGTCCTGCACGAAGCCGCGCACGGCGGCTACGACAAGATCGTCGTCACGCCGGGCGACGAGCAGAACAAGCGGTACGACCTGAGCAGTCAGGTCAAGAACATCACGTACTTCCCCGACATCGGCTACCTGCACGCGACGACGCACGACAACCAAGGCATCGATCACGACGACGTGAAGCCGGAAGACCTGTCGAAGCACATCGGCAAGGAAGCCGCCGACCGCATCCTGAAGCAGAACCCCCAACGCTACGAGGGCCGCGGCCGGCTGGGCGGCGAATTCTACCACGAGCTTGAGGGCGACGACCTCAAGATGGGCGGCGCGGGCATGCGCGGCTACTACGACAACATCTTGCCGAAGCGCCTGCAGGCTCTCGCGCAGCAGCACGACCCGCAGGCGAAGGTGAACCTGCACGGGGCGCACCTTAACACTCGCGGCGAATGGCCGTTCCCTATCCGCATTGCTGACGAGGGCGAAAACCGTTGGTTGATGGGCAGGTCGCCGCATGTCGACAGTAATGAAGAACAGAAATTAGGCGGCCCGTTTTCATCCGATGCGGCCGCGGATGACGCGCGGGAGCAATTCTATAAAGGTTATACCCAACCTGTTCACTCCCTCGACGTCACGCCGCAGATGCGCGACAGCATCAAGGGCAACGGCTTCAACTCATTCAAGCGCGGAGGCGAAGTGGGCGACGACCCGATCAAGGACTGGCAGTGGCGCCCCGTCGAAGACGTGCGCAACGAGCTGCAGCTCGACGAAATCCCGAGCCACGTCCACAAGTTCGGCGAATTCATGGACGAGACGGCGCGCCGCGCGGCCACGCAGGGCCTGACGCCGCGCGACTTGATCAAGGCCTACGCGATCACACGTTCCAGCATCGGCCGCGGCGCGCTGCCGGTGGCAACCGTGCGCCGCCCGAAGAACCCTGAGTACGGTTTTGACGCTCTGCCGAAAGGCTTGCAGGGGGCGCTGCGCCCCGAGGGCGCGATGGGCCACTGGCTGCACACGAAGATGGGCCAGCGGTACCTCGACGAGGCTGAAGCCGGCCGCGTCGACGAGGAGGCGGTGCGGGACGCGATCAAGTCCATGGGCGCGTTCGGCCTGCCTAACAATGCCGAGGGCAAGGCGCTGCGCTGGGCACCCAAGAACCTGCCGGGTCAGGAAGGCCGCGTATCCGAGCTGATCGCACGCGCGCACCGTGGCCAAAGCAGCCCCGAGGAATGGCGCGGCGAGATGCGGGTGCCGGGCGTTGACACGAGCAAGGCGGGCTTCTTTGCGTCAATGCTGGGCCGCGGCGACCAGCCGACGTTCGACGCGCGCCAGATTATCCTGAACACGGGGCTGTCAACCAAGAAGGCCGCGCCGTACCTGAACCCCAAGGGCGCGAAAGAGGCCGCCGTGAACCGTCTGGCCGACCGCCAGACCGAGCTGGGCCTCAAGCACGACAAGTCGATGTCGCCGTTCTACCAGCACCTCACGCATCACGCGATCTGGGACAAGACTGGCGGCGAAGAGACGACGCACGACGACCTGATGCAGGCACTGCGCGGCGCCAAGGACGGCGGCCGGCAGGGCTATGCGCACGGCGGTCGCGGGCACAACGGCGGGCCCCCACTCGATGATGCGGGGCCGAAGAAAAAGAAGGAGAAGCCTCTTTCTTTGATCGCGGGCCACCCTGTCTTACGAGGCGACCACCCTGTCGCCCAAGGCCTCCTACAGGGCCTCCCACCGGAAGCTGAACTGCAAGAGTTGCTTCGCAGCGCGGGTATTGTGCGGCCGTACAAGCAAGCGTCGCAAGACGATATCGCGCAGGCGTTGAAGATCGCGCAACGCTACGCAATGCCGCTTGGCGTAGGCAGCAAGAATGACCCTAGTGCTTACTACAACGTCAAGCAGCCGGTAGCGGCGCGCGACGTCACGACGAGAGCGACGGAAACTGAAGGCCATTTGTTGAAGCCTGAGAACCCGCTATCGTGGCAGCAGTTCGGGAATATTGGCAAAGGCGGCCATGTCATTAACTTGTCTGGCGACAGGACACGTTTTGGGACGTTGCATGAGATCAACGACAAGCCGCTAAATTGGCCTGTTAGAGTTTACGCCGGCCCCGACTACATCCGCGAGCCGAACAAGGGCATGGTATGGGCCAGCGCGTCGCCAGTTATTAAAAACATGAACAAGCTCGTACGTGACCTCTCCAAGAAGGGCCCTGTGTTCGGCATGTACTCGCCGTACGGCGGAGCCGGTGGCGACTTCGCGCACCACATGTTCGACGCGGTTATGGCGCAAGTTAACCCTGATCAGATCAGCGACGCCGCCAAGGATAAGTTTGACGATGCGGTACGCGGCGGCCACTTCATCATGGGGCAGACTGACAAGATCAAAGCCAAGCGCAGCCGTGTGGCGGAACGTATGGCGGGCTGGCCGGGTATCCGCGATCCGAAGGCGGCAAGTGAATTCGCGCGTACAAACATGACCGGTGATCAGCGCAAGGCGATTCTTGAGTACCTCGACAAGTCGTCGTGGATCGGCGAGGGCTTTCCGCATGTTGGCATGACGCGAGTAGCTGTTACCGACCCGAAGCTGTTGGGTGTGCCGGAAAATATGATCGGCGGTAATGTCGCGCGGCTGGAACCAAGCGATAAAATGCTGGAGTCAGGTCATACGACGTTTGACGCGGGGCAAGGGGGTGAATACGTCGGCACCCTGCCTTTTGCGCAACGCCACTACGCGCTGCCAGTTTCGTCCAATCACTTCTTACGGACGCCGTCAGCGGGCAAAGGCGTGTACGTCGATCCCTACTCTTTGAATGACAAGGCGCGTGAGGGCTACCGCACGCTGTACGAGCGCAACTATGTGCCAGAACCTGTGTCGCAACGGATGGTCGAAGGAGCCGAAGAAGGCATCGCGAAGATGCCTCTGTACGGCTTCAAGAAATCCGGCGGCCGCGCCGGCTACACACCCGGCGGCATCGCCCAGCTCCAGCAGAAGCTGGGCGGGGCCTTCAGCGACCTCAACCGGCAGGTTGCTGCCGCGCCGCAGCAGCAGGCGCCCGCAGGCGGCGACTATCAGGCCATGCTGGAGCGGGCCACGCAGCCCAGCCTGAGCCCTGACTATCAGGCTATGGTGAACAAGGCGTTGGCACCAAGTGGCAAGACCTACGAAGAGATGTTTCCGGCAAACGCGAAGCCCTACGCGCCTGCCGCCGCCGCCACACCGGCAGCCGCCGCCGCTGATGCACTGCCGTACTACCAGACGAACTACGGATACTCACCGACCGAGATACTGGGCGGCGACGGCAGCAGCAGCGGCGCCGCAGACGGCGGCGGCGGCACCGGCGGGGCTGGTGCTGCGGGGGCCGACGGCTCTGGCGGCGACGGCGGTGCCAGCAGTTCCGGAGGTGGCAGCGCGTATAGATACGGCGGGCAAACGATTTTCCGGCGCAACGGCGTGAAGAAGTCCAACATCGTCGAGCGTGCGCTCGCGGTAACACGGAGAAAATAAATGAGTGAGATGTCAAAGGCCGCACGCGCGGCCATGAAGGCCAAAGCCAACCGCATGGGCGGCAAGGGCGATCCGAAGACCAAGGTCGACGCGTCGAGCTGGTCGCCGCCCGAGATGATGAACACCGACGTCAAGACGGGCATGCGCCCCCTGACGCGCCGCGCCTACAGGAAGGGCGGCAAGGTCATCGAAGGCGGCCCCGCCGCCATGCGCGCCGACCGCAAGCAGCGCAAGGCCGGCGGCCGCTCGCTGGTGACCGACCTGATCAATCGCAACGAGAAGAAGGCGAACAAGGCTCGCGAGGGCGGCAACGCCCACATCGGCGGCTATGCCAAGGGCGGCGACGTCGAGCAGGACAAGAAGATGATCAGGAAGGCGCTGCGCCAGCACGCCGAGAACCTGCACCACGGCGCGAAGGAAGACATCAAGCTGAAGAAGGGCGGCCGCGCCCACAAGGAAGGCGGCGGCCTGCTGGAGGCGCTCTCCCCCGTGATGCTCGCCAAGAAGCTCATCGAGGGCAAGAAGAGCGGCGGCCGCACCAAGAAGGCCGACGGCGGCAAGATGGACCCCAACGCCAAGTTGACGCCGTACCAGATAGCCAATCTCGATAAAATGGTTGCGGAGGCTGAAAAACAGCCGATGCCGCGTGACGTGTCCAACACGCCGCTGCCGCCGACGGGTCGCCGCATCGCGGGGCGTTACAAAAAGGGCGGACCGGCCAAGAAGCAGGCTGGCGGCTCAGCTAAAAAGCCTATTCCGGGTGACGCCCCGACGCGCGGCCCTGATGGCGGATCGCAGGCAACTGGCGAACCGTACCAGAATATCGACGAGCTGATGAAGGCCAAGGGTATTGGCAAGAAGCGCGGCGGCGGAACCTACTACGGCGGCAGCCGCCCCACCGGCGGCCGCATGCCGAAGGCCGGCGGCGGCGATGTATTGGCAGACGCGGTCAACCGCGTTGACGACAGACAGGGCATGTACCCGCGCCGCGTTGGGGGGTCAGAAGTAGCCCGTATGGGCAAACTTGATTACGCTCAGCGGAAGGCAGAAGCCAAGAATTTTCCGCGAATGGAACGCGCAGATGCAGCCGCTTTGGCCGCGGATAGGGAAGATTCTGAAGCTAATATGGTCGCGCGCTACGGGCGCAAAAAAGGCGGCCGCGCCGAGCGCAAGCGCGGTGGCCGCGCCAAGGGCAAGACCAACATCGTCATTTCGATCAACGCCGGGAAGCCCGACGACCAGCAGGCGATGATGCCGAAGGCGCCGACGCTGCCGCCGATGCCGCCTCCGCCCATCGTGCCCCCGGGCATGGGCGCTGGCCCGCCCCCGCCGATGCCGATGCCTCCTCCCGGCCCGCCGCCGGGTCTGGGCGGCCCGCCGGGCATGCCGCCGATGCCGCGCAAGCGCGGCGGCCGCGCCGCCTACAAGTCCTTCAAGGACATGGACGCAGGTGCCCTGAGCGGCATGGGCAGGCTGGAGAAGACCGAGATCGAACACGGCAAGCGTGTGGGGCGCCTCTCGGGCGGCCGCGCGCGCTCCTACAAGGACATGGACGCGGGCGCTCTGGGCGGCATGGGCCGCATCGAGAAGATCGCGATCCAGAAGCACAAGAGGTAATCGCTGGCCGGCGACCGGGACGCTGCGACGGCTCCTCACGGCGCAGCGTCCCACCTTCGGCCACTGGGAGGAGCCAGTGAAATTCGACACGAGACTGGGCCGCAAGTTCAACGAGCTTGCCGCCGAACGCATGACCGTCATCACGCACAACGTGATGAACGGCACGATGACCGAGCGTGAGTACGCACGGGAAACCGGGCGCTTCCAAGGCCTCCGCGAGGCGCTCGACATCTACGAGGAAGCGGAGGCGATCACCAAAGGCGCAGAGAGGAGCTGACATGCCGCAGATGGCTATGAAACACGAGGTCGATCCGAAGAAGGAGTTGCTCGCCTCACTTGGCGACGTATCCGGGGTCGACGTCTTCAACAACGCGGTTCTGGTCGCGATCTATGTACGCCCCAGCCGGACCAAGTCGGGCATCTACCTGACGGACAGCTACACTTCCGAGGACCGCATTCAGGGCAAGGCGGGGCTCGTTGTGAAGCAGGGCCCGAGGGCCTTCGTCGACGACCGCGGGGAGTGGTTCGTCGATGCCAACATCAACGAAGGTGACTGGGTCATCTTCAGGCCCAGCGATGGCTGGGCGATCAACGTCAACGGCGTCGCCTGCAGATTGATCGACGACACGGCGATCAGGGGCAAGGTCGACCAGCCCGACCGGGTGTGGTGAGGACAGCATGAGCATCGAAAACGAAGAGATCGTCATCGAGGAAGAGACGCAGCCGAAGGAAGTCACGCTCGACGAAGGCGTCGACGACCTGAAGCAGCGGCTGGCCGCGGCCGAGGCGCGCGCCAAGGCCGCCGAGGAGGCGCGTCACAGCGCCGAGCTGGAGGCACACGAGGCACGTGGCACGGTGCAGGAGACCAACCTGCAGCTCGTGTCCAACGCCATCGACACGCTCCGCCAGAGCAACGAGATCGCCAAGGCCAACTACAAGGCGGCCATGTCGAACGGCGACTACGACGCCGCCGCCGGCTATCAGGAGGACATGTCGACCCACGCCGCCAAGCTCCTGCAGCTCGAACAGGGCAAGCAGGCGCTGGAGAACACACCGGCGCCCGTCATGCCGGTGTCGCGGCCTTCGGACCCCGTCGAGGCGTTTGCGGTGCAGCTTTCGCCGCGTTCGGCCGAGTGGGTGCGCAGGCACCCGCAGTTCGTCAACGACCCGCGCCTGAACCAGAAGATGATCGCGGCGCACAATCTGGCCGTGGCCGACGGCCACGCCGCCGACAGCGACGAGTACTTCGATGCTGTCGAAAGCGTGCTGGGGCTCCGCAAGGCCCCCGCGAACGACGAGGCGCTGTCGACTGCCTCAAGGCGCTCGACACCGCCGCCCGCTGCGCCGGTATCCCGCGAGACGCGGGGCGGCAACGTGGTCCGCCTCTCTGGCGAAGAGCGTGAGATGGCTGCGATGATGAAGATGACCCCCGAGGAGTACGCGAAGAACAAGGTCGCGCTCAAGAAGGAAGGACGGTTGAACTGATGGACACGCTGCCCCAGACCGCCGGCCGCCGCCGCCGCGCGCGCCGCCCCGAAGAGACGGAAGAGACGGTCCTCGACACGTCTCCGCGCCCCGACATGCGGCCCCCGCTGCGTGACGACGACCCTCGCGCCGCCGCCGCACGGCGCGAGGCCGAGATCCTCGGTCACCTCGGTGACATGAACGAGGGAACGGATGAGTTCTACTTCTCACCCGACATGGTTCCCGATGGATGGACCTACGAGTGGAAGCGCCGCACGATCATGGGGCAGGAGGATCCTGCCTATCAGGTCGCGCTCGCCCGCACCGGCTGGGAAGCAGTCCCCGCCCGGCGCCACCCGGAGATGATGCCCGTCAACTGGAAGGGCGACACCATCGAGCGCAAGGGTCAGGTTCTGATGCAGCGCCCGAAGGCGATCACGGATCGCATCGAGGAGATGGACCGGCACCGCGCGCGCAACCAGATCAGGGCGAAGGAGCAGCAGCTCAACGCGGCGCCGCCGGGCACGATGGAGGCTGAGTTCTCCGACGCGCGCACGCGCCCCGTCATCAAGAAGAGCTTCGAGGCGATCCCGATCCCGAAAGACGCATAGGGGTCCGTCTCTCAGTCTGAGGGGGCCTTCGGGCCCCCTTTTTCTTGACATCCTGTCAAGTTGAAGACCGCCGCCGTCTTGGCGCATTATATCCACTGCCTCCCCGGTGCGAGGCTTTGACTTTCACGGATCTTGCGAC